AGACAACGAGAAACAAACTTTTGACTTAGTAACTAAATCAAAAGCAAAGATCATGATGGGTCACCTTGAACTGAATGGGTTTGAGGTGATTCCTGGTATGAGAATGGAACACGGTCTGGAACCAAGTAAGTTCAAGAAATTTGATACGGTATTCTCAGGTCACTATCATCACAAATCAACCAAGGGTAATGTCACATACCTTGGTAACACCTACCAGATGTTCTGGAATGATGTGAATGACGTAAGAGGATTCCATATCTTTGATACGGAAACCCAAGAACTAGAGTTCATTGGTAATCCATTCTCAATCTTTGAAAAGTTCTACTACGAAGATACACCGTATCAATTGTTTGATGCATCAGACTTGAAAGATAAGATCGTAAAGATCATTGTCCGTAAGAAATCAGACCAACTTGCATTTGAAAAGTTCATTGATAAGTTGCATAAGTCTGGTTGTTCTGATGTAAAGGTCGTTGAAAATTTCTCAATCGATGATGAAGATGTAGATTTTGAGGACGGTAAGTGCGAAGATACATTGACCTTCCTTAATAAATATATTGACGATTCTGAATTCAATTTAGACAAAGACATTGTTAAAAAATTGATGCGGGATGTTTATCGAGAAGCATGCGAAATGGAGTAATGTATTTACTTGCGATATCAGGAAAAGAAGAAGAAGGAGCATACTCTGTATTAGATGAGGATGGTGAGAAGGCACTATACCTTTTTGAGCAAGAGGATGATGCAACCCGATATGTTGGTCTTCTAGAGGCAGAAGACTACCCTGAGATGTCAGTGGTAGAAGTTGATGAAGAAGTATGTATAAAGATGTGTAATGCATACAACTATAGGTATGTTATAATTACTGAAGATGATTTTGTAATCCCACCACGAGATAATGATTTTATTCAAACAGATAAGATGGCGTAATCTCTTATCTACTGGCAATAACTGGACTGAGATTGATTTCACAGAAGCACAGACAAGTCTGATTGTCGGAACAAATGGGGCAGGCAAATCCACAATCTTGGATGCCCTGACGTTTGTTCTGTTCAATAAACCATTCCGTAAGATCACCAAACCCCAACTCGTCAACACAGTGAACGAGAAAGAATGTGTTGTGGAGATTGAATTCTCTACGGGTGTGACTGATTGGAAAATTATTCGTGGTATCAAACCAAATGTCTTTGAGATCTACAAGAATGGTGAGATGCTTGATCGGGCAGCAGCAAATGCTGACCAGCAGAAGTGGTTGGAAGAGAATGTATTGAAGATGAACTATAAGTCATTCACTCAGATTGTGATTCTGGGTAGTGCATCTTTCGTTCCATTCATGCAACTCTCCGGTGCAAATCGTCGTGAGATTATTGAAGATCTGTTGGACATTAAGATCTTCTCATTCATGAGCAATATCCTACGTGAAAAGATTCGTAGTTCAAATGATGATATCCGTGAATTAACCATCCGTAAGGATCTGGTAGAAGAGAAGATTGATATGCAGAAGTCATTCATCTCTGATCTAGAGGAGACTGGTAAGAAGAATATCCAGGATAAAAAGAATAAGATTAAAGAGTTTGCTGGTAATGTAGATGACCTGGTAAAAGAGATTGAATCTCATGGGGAAAAACTAAAAACTGTTGAAGACCAGATGGAAGTGTCTTCAGGTTCTGATAAGAAACTAAAGAAACTCGGAACACTTCGTGGTAAGTTGCAACAGAAAGTATCAACAATTACTAAGGAACATAAATTTTTTGCAGAGAATACGGTATGCCCTACATGTGACCAGAACATTGAAGAGTCATTTAGATTAAATAGAATTAATGATGCAGCATCAAAAGCAAAGGAACTCCAACAGGGGTTCACGGAGTTGGAGGAGGCAATCAGACTTGAAGAGGAAAAAGAAAACCAATTCAAGGTTCTTTCTAAGGAGGCAACTAACCTAACGCATGAAATTTCTAAAGCAAATACTAGGATTTCAGGATTACATCACAGATCAAGAGATCTTGAAACGGAAATTCAAACTATTACCGAACAACTTGAGAACCGAAATACTGAGCACCATGCATTAGAAAAATTAGTTACAGAACTGGAGGAACTCCAATCTAAACACTCCCAACAAAAAGAGAATAACGTCTACAACGAATTTGCACATTCCTTAATGAAGGATGGAGGAGTAAAATCCAAAATTATTAAGAGATATCTGCCTCTTATGAATCAGCAGATTAACAAGTATCTTCAGTTGATGGACTTCTATATTAACTTCTCTCTGGACGAAGATTTCAAAGAGACTGTAAAGTCCCCGATACATGAAGATTTTAGTTATGAATCATTCAGCGAAGGGGAGAAGATGAGAATTGACTTGTCTCTCCTCTTTACCTGGCGAGAGATTGCTAAAAGAAAGAACTCTGCTAGCACCAATCTCTTGATCCTAGATGAAATCTTTGATAGTTCACTCGATGGATTTGGAACAGAGTATTTCACAAAGATTATTAAGTATGTGGTGAACGATGCAAACGTCTTCGTCATCTCACACAAGACTGATGAACTGATGGATAAGTTTGACAATATCATAAAATTTGATAAAGTAAAAGGGTTCAGTAAAAAAGTCTCATAGGTATTACCGATGACAACCCCGAACTGGCAGCACCACTCCAAGAAGGATAAGAAACGGACTCTCAAACCACAAGCGATGAGAGCACGGAAGGAAGCACTCAGACAGTTTAAGAAGAGGCACATGAACCCGCACAAGATGCGGGTTTCGTCGTATTATGAGTCCATACGAAAAAACAACGATGACTGTTTCCCACGAGATCAAGTCGCAACTTGCTAAACTTCTGGCAACCGAAGACCTGGTTGTGGAGAACAAGAATGTAGAGACTGCATGCTTTAATGTCCACACCCGTGTCCTGACTCTGCCTAACTGGAAGAATGCAACTCCTGTTGTCTATGACCTTCTGGTTGGACATGAGGTCGGACATGCTCTTTATACTCCTGATATCGATTGGATCGTAGATCGTAATATTCCCCCACAGTTCGTGAACGTTGTAGAAGATGTTCGCATTGAGAAACTGATGAAGCGTAGGTATCCCGGTCTATCCAAATCTTTTTTCCGGGGATATGAACAGTTAAGTGGCGAAGACTTCTTCCAGACTGATGATGAAGATATGTCTCTGTTCAACCTGGCAGACAAGATTAATCTGTTCTATAAGATCGGTAACTTCATAGAAGTTCCCTTTGATAATGATGTAGAGAAAGATTTGATGAAGCGGTCTGGTGAGACCGAGACCTTTGAGGAAGTATTGGATATTGCAGAAGAGATCTACAAGTATTGCCTAGACCAGAAAGAACAAGAGAGTAAGATTAACTTCGATAATCACGAGATGCCTCAGGGTTCATCTGGTGATAATGATGGAGAAGATGGAGAGCAGGAGCAAGAATATACTTCAGGTGGGGGTGATACTGAATCTTCTGAATCCGAAGAGACCAGTGATGATATGTCTGATATCAATGATCAGCAGCAGGGTATGTCTGGGGGTGTAACTTCTAGTCCTGATGTTAAGACTATGAGCGCATTTGATGATGCTGTTCGTGAGAATCTACTGGATCAGGATTGCCGTGATAATGTATATGCAGAACTTCCAGAGTTGGATCTTAATAAGATTATTATTCCAAACTCTAAAATTCATCAGTTGTGTGCAGAGCAATGGTCAGAAGAATCTACGGCACCAATGTTCCTAGAATATGTTGATGAGGCATTTAACAAGTTCAAGCGTAATGCTCAGAAAGAAGTCAACTATCTGGTGAAAGAATTTGAATGTCGTAAGTCTGCTGCTGCATATGCTCGTGCATCAACTTCTAAGACTGGAGTTCTCGATTGCACCAAACTTCATACATACAAATACAATGAAGACCTATTTAAGAAGGTCACAACATTTGCTGATGGTAAGAATCACGGTCTAGTATTCGTACTTGACTGGTCCGGTTCTATGGGCAACGTGATGCTTGATACCATGAAGCAACTCTTTAACCTCGTCTGGTTCTGTAAAAAGGTTGGTATTCCTTTCGATGTCTATGCATTCACTAACGACTATCCTCGTGACGACGGGATGGGTATTGCTGAATTATCCTACAAAAAGAAAGACGGACTAGTTCGTATTGGTGAGACATTCTCAATGTTGAACGTTCTCACTAGTAAAGTAAAGTCTAAAGAACTAGAACAGCAGATGCTACACATGTTCCGTATGGGATATCACTTCAGTGCTAATTGGGGAGTACCATATGGTATTCCTGTGGGATTGTATCTTTCTGGAACTCCTCTCAATGAGGCATTGATTACTCTAAAGCAGATCATTCCTGAATTTAAGTCTAATAACAATGTAGAGAAAGTTCAGTGTGTAATCCTGACTGATGGTGAGGCACCTCCTCTCAAGTATCATAAAGAGTTTATGGGTCGATTCCAACATAGTGTTGAACCATATCTTGGAGTCAATAGTCTTAATGGAGATTCATTTATCCGTGATCGTAAAACAGGACACACATACTCTATGATGCAAGACTGGAATGATCAGTCAAGATTCAGTCATACTAGTTCGATGCTCAAACTTCTTCGTAATCGTATGCCTTCAGTCAACTTTATTGGTATTCGTGTTCTTGCTTCTCGTGATGCAAACTGCTTCATCCGTCAACATGCACCAGACTTTAAAGAATACGATAGAATTTCACGTCAATGGAAAAAGGAGAAGTCATTCACTCTTACTGAATCTGGATACCATAAGTACTTCGGGTTGTCTTCAACTGCAATGAATCAGGATACAGATTTTGAAGTCAAAGAGGACGCTACAAAATCACAGATCAAGACTGCTTTCGTCAAGAGTCTGAGAACTAAGAAGATGAATAAAAGAATCTTAGGTGAGTTTATTGAACTCATTGCATAAATATCTAAAACTTCAGTATTTAAAGTTATGTCTAAATTCGGAGATTTACTCAAGGGAAAGAAAGAAGCACCAGCACCTGCTGCTCCTACCCCTCCTGCACCCGTAGCAGTGCCTACACCTGCTGCTAAGACAATGGGTGATATGTCCAAAATTGAACTTGAAGAACTTGGACGCACTAAGGGTATCGAACTTGACCGCCGTAAGAGCAAGTCGAAACTCATCAAGGAACTGAAGGACATTGGGTGAACCAATTCTACAACTGTCTACAGGGGGTCCACAAGACCTCCTTTTTATTGTATAATAACTTCAGTTGAAACAAAACACACAACATCATGTCTCTTTCTTCTGAGTACATTCGCACTTCACTTCAATCCATGTATGGCGATTCCGTCACTAGTGGCGATATTCGAGCATGGTGTGCAATGAATGGTGCTAACTATCAAACTGTTTCTAAGAAAATTGATGAATATAAGACTAGTCGTGGTAAGTGGAATCTGAGTGTGCCTGAACAACTTGAGCAAACTTATCAGGCACCCCCTGCTATGCCTGCAATTGAACAGAATCTAATTCCTGATAAAGATGATACCTTCGTCAAGTTTGGTAACTTTGGTGATCTTAAAAAAATTATTCAATCCCGTCTATTCTATCCAGCATTCATTACTGGTCTTTCTGGAAATGGTAAAACGTTCTCGGTTGAGCAAGCATGTGCTCAACTTGGTAGAGAACTTATCCGTGTAAACATTACTATTGAAACTGATGAAGATGATCTTATTGGCGGTTTCCGTCTTGTTAATGGCGAAACCGTCTGGCACAATGGCCCAGTCGTTGAAGCACTCCAGCGAGGATCTGTCCTGCTCCTTGACGAGATCGACCTTGCCTCTAATAAAATTCTCTGTCTCCAGTCTATCCTTGAAGGAAATGGAGTCTTTCTCAAAAAGATTGGACAGTTTATCCGTCCCAGTGCAGGTTTCAACGTCATCGCAACCGCAAACACTAAAGGTAAAGGTTCAGACGATGGACGATTCATTGGAACTAACGTGCTCAACGAAGCATTCCTTGAGCGATTCCCAGTAACATTTGAGCAACAATATCCTAGCGTCAAGACCGAACAGAAGATTCTTGAGAACGTTGCTCAGACTCTGAGTGTCGATGATGTAGACTTCTGTAAGCATCTGGTCGATTGGGGTGACATCATCCGTAAGACCTTCTATGATGGTGGTATTGAAGAAATCATCAGCACCCGTCGTTTGGTCCACATTATCCGTGCTTACAGCATCTTCAACGATAAGGCAAAGGCAATCCAAGTTTGCGTCAATCGCTTTGATGATGAAACTAAGCAAGCATTTCTAGAATTGTACGACAAGGTTGATGGTGACTTTATGGTTCCCAATCCTAATGTGCCTGAAGAGACTATAGTTTCTGTTCACAATAACGCCGCTCAGTCACTGGAACGACTCGCAACAGTTGTTGACAATTCTATGGAATTTTGATATAATGACGAATGCTTGGTCCCTACTTTATGATGAAATGATAGAACGTTCAAAGTATTATTACGATTACGATCGTAATAGAGATGCATCAGATCCATCCATGCCGCCATGGGGTCATAGTGATCTAGAATACCAAATCAACCTTGATATGAAAAACAACTCCCGCTACAAGTATGATGAGGATACTATCCTCAAGGAACTGTCTGATTATATTGTTAGAACATATGACCAGCATTACTCTGCTGGTGATGATAAAATTCAGACACTTGATCTGATTGAAGCATGTGGTGATGGAGAAGCATTCTGCCGATCCAATATCCTCAAGTATGCCTCTCGCTACGATAAGAAGGGCACTGCCCGACGTGACATTATGAAGATTCTGCATTATGCTGTTCTTCTAATGCACTTCAATGACAAAAACGCCAAACGTGAAACTTACAATCAATGACTATGAAACTGTCTGAAAAAACTGTCAACCTCCTCAAGAACTTTGCTTCTATCAATCAGTCTATTGCATTCAAGAAAGGCAATACTCTCCGCACCATGTCTGTGATGAAGAATATCCTGGCAGAGGCAGAGATTGAAGAAGAGATTCCTCAGGACTTTGCAATTTACGACTTGGTGCAATTCCTGAATGGTGTTACTCTACACGACAACCCTTCTATTGAATTCCCTAACCAGTCAAACCTGACCATCCGTGAGGGCAAGGACCGTAAGACGAAGTACTTCTTTGCAGACCCCAGTGTGATTGTTTCTCCCCCTGAAAAGTCTATTCAACTGCCCACAGAAGACGTTTGCTTTAAACTTGATAGCACCCAACTACAGTCGCTCCTGAAGGCATCTGCGGTCTATCAACTCCCCGATCTGGTAGCAGTTGGTGAAGCAGGTGTGGTCAAACTGGTTGTTCGTGACAAGAAGAATGATACTTCTAACGAATACTCAATCAACGTTGGTTTGACCGATCAAGAGTTCAGTTTCAACTTCAAGGTTGAGAACATCAAGATTCTCCCTGGAACATACGAGGTTGTTATCTCCCAGAAATTGTTGGCAAGATTTGTTAACAACAACTTTAACCTGACATACTTTATTGCACTTGAACCCGACTCAACATTTGGCTGATGTCCCTATGAGGATAATAGGCAGTGGTCTTGTGATCCTTGCCTATTTTATTATCCTCCATGTAAACACAACTGTAGGTGTCGGTCTCCAAATGATTGGAGATAGTATATCGATTCCTTACTTTATACGGACAAAATCCTGGGATGTTGTTACTATGATATCATTCCTATTAGTGATTTCCCTAACACATTTATTATGAACATTTTTGTGACTGACGAATCCCCATGGAAGTCTGCAGAGATTCTACCTGACAAGCACATCGTCAAGATGCCTCTGGAGACCTGTCAGATGCTCTCTATAGTCGCCTCAGACAAGTGGGGGCATGGTTATGGTACTTTGCCTAAGGCAGACGGTACGCCCTATGCTACAGACAAAGGAGCGTTTCGTAATCACCCCTGCACCAAGTGGGCAAATGAGACTGTAGCAAACACAAGATGGTTGCTTGCTCATGGGTTTGCTCTATGTCAAGAGTATGCTGCTAGGTATGACAAAGTTCATACTTGTTTCACTGCTCTTCTTGCTGCTGACAAAATCATTCCTGATGTATCATGGGATGATCACACTCCTTTTGTTCGTGCAATGCCTGAGGAGTTTAAGTTTGACGATAGTATCACCACTATCGAAGCATACAAGATGTACATTGCATCTAAGCCATGGGTAGCATCCAACTATCTGCGTGTGCCAGATCGCAAACCGTCCTGGATTTGACAAAATCAATCCAAGACCTGCTATAATTAAAACATAAACAAAGGAAAGCAATGAACCGCGTCACTACCGAACAA